GATGCAAATGGACAGATCGTCGGCATGAAAGAGCCATTTACTGTGTCCGGTGAATCACTCATGTTTCCGGGCGACCCATCGGGAAGCGCATCCAATATAATCAATTGTCGCTGTTCAGTTGTCTTTTTATACGACTGAGGCATAATGAAAGCCAGAGGTACAGCATGGAATTCAAAAGCCTGAAATTTGAAGCCGCAGAGATTGACCCCGACGAGCGCACGTTTGAGGGTTACGCTGCCGCATACGGCAACGTGGACAGCGATAACGACATTATCGAGATGAACGCGTTTGCGAAGTCAATCAAAGAAGGCTTCCCGGCGAAGCGCATCAAGGTGCTGTGGCAGCACAAAACCGACACGCCTATTGGCTTGCCGGTGGACATGCGCGAAGATTCAAAAGGCTTGTGGGTCAAGTCCAAGATCAGCCGCACCGCAAAGGGTGACGAGGCAATCGAGTTGATGCGCGATGGTGTGATCGACCGCATGAGCGTTGGTTTTTCAATCCCCGGTGGCAAGTCACAAATTGACGGCCAAGGCATCCGGCACATTTACGAAGGCAAGCTGTTTGAGTACAGCCTTGTTACCTGGCCCGCTAATGACCAGGCCGTCATCACCGGCGTCAAAACGCTAAAAGAACTCCGCGAATTTTCAGACAACGAAGGGTTGTCTGTGAAAGCGCGAAACGAACTGCTAGCCGAACTGGCGAGCATTACGGCACTGTTGAAAGGTGAGCCGCTGAAAAGCACTCAACCCGCAGGACAGCCGCCACTGTCGAGCGATGAGATCAAACGACTCATTAATTCCACTTTGGGCGACTTTGCCCTGTCTCTCTGAAAGCACATCATGGAACTGAACGAACTGAAGACCCATCTTGATACCGTCAAGACCGAAATCAAAAGCGCCGTTGAAAAACGAGACGCTGAAGTCAAGCAAAACGGCGAAGCCACCGAGGCCACCCGCAAAGCCCTGACCGCCGCCACCGACCGTTTGGACGCCATCAAGTCGGACTTCGACCGCATGGACTCCCGCGTGATCGAGATGGAAAAGGCCGCCCAGCGCAACTTCGCAGGCGCTCAAGAAGCCAAGAGCTACGGCCAGCAGTTCGTTGAGTCCAACGAGTTCAAAGCCGCACGCAGCAACGGCACCGATGCATTCCGCGTCAACAAGACGATCAGCGGTCTTGCTGCTTCGGCTGGCGCTTTGGTTCGTCCTGACCGCCGACCCGATGTTGTCATCAACGCCGAGCGTCCTCGCTTCATCCGCGAACTGATCCAGTCGATCCCGACCAGCTCAAATGCTGTTGAAGTGATGCGTGAAAACGTGTTCACCAACGCCGCCGCTGCTCAGGCTCCAGGCTCCGCAAACACCGCCATCGGTGCAGGCGAATGGCAAGCCAAAGCTCAGTCGAACGTCACCTACGCACTGACGACCGTGCCTATCCGCACGATGGCCCACTGGATTCCCGCCAGCCGCCAAGTGTTGAGCGATGCGCCCATGCTGCAACGACTGGTTGATGCCAAGCTGATGTACGGCCTGAACCTGCTGGCAGACTCCCAGCTTCTGTACGGCGATGGCCTGAACCAGAACCTCACGGGTTTGATGGTGGACAGCGGCGTCTCTACCGTGGGTGAGATCGCAACTGGCACCAGCGCAGCCGACCTGGCAGGCGCAATGCTGGATCACATCCGCGCTGCCATCACCAAAAACCAGACGTTTGATTACTACAACGTCAACGGTCTGGTCATCAACCCTGTGGACTGGGGCACCCTGGAAACCGCCAAGGGTTCGGACGGCCATTACATTTGGGTGACCGTGCCCAACGGTGGCGAGTCTCGCCTGTGGCGCGTGCCTGTGATCGTGTCCAACGCCATGACTTCCGGCGACTTCCTGCTGGGCGACTGGACGATGGGCGCGACGATCTATGACCGCGAACAGATGGACATTCGAGTGAGCGAGTCGCACTCGGACTACTTCGTGAAGAACGGCGTAGCGATCCTTGCCGAAGAGCGCTATGGCTTCGGCATCGAACTGCCAAAGGCATTCACCAAAGGCTCGTTTGACGTAGCTGCTGAGTAATAAAACGGGGGAGGGGAAACCTTCCCCCTTTTTTCACATGCAATACAAACTCCTAAAAAATTCTATGAGCGGCCCAAAAGGCGCATGGATCGAAGTTGACGGCAACGATGCCCGCCAGCTTGCCGCCGTGGGCATCATTGATTTGGGCGAGCATGTAGCCGTCCAAGTGCGCACGATGGATCTGATGGGCAACGAAGCCACCGAGACAAAGATCGTCGGCCCGGAAGTCACCAAAGTTGACGGCCCCCAGGTCAAGAAACGCGGACGCCCCGCAAAGGTACGTGATGCAAGCGACACCGCAGACTGATACCGTCTCGCCCGTGGCCGTGGCAGACCTTGCCGCATTCCTGAGCGTTGACGTGTCTGACCCATTGCTCGAGGGTATGTTGCAGGCTGCTACCGATGCGGTGATTCGGCACATCAATCACGACTTGCTTGAGCGCGAGTGGGTCGGCATCGTTCCTGTGCCTCAGTCTGGCCGCTTGCAGTTGTCGCCAAGCATCTACGCCTGGCCGATGTTTGAGCTGCCTTACACTGGATTGGTTTCGGTTGACGCAGTGACTGGAAACGGCGACGAGGTGATGGAATACACCATTGAGGCATCCCGTAGGCCAGCGCGCATTACGGTGCACGGCTGGGATCGCCTAAGCGAGCTTCGGATTGAGTACACCGCAGCCATGAGCACAGTGCCTGCCGCAGTCAAGACCGCCATTCTCATGGCCGCTGGCTTTCTGTACGAGATGCGTGGAGGCTGCGAGGCTTCGGACGCGCTGAAAAAGTCCGGCGCTGCTGGCCTGCTGAAACCCTATAGGGTTGAGGTGAGCTTGTGAACTGCTGCGAACTCACTGCCGGCAAACTACGAGAGCCGCTGACGATCCAGCGCAAACTTGCCGTGTCCGATGGCATGGGCGGCGAGTCAATCCAGTGGATCACGCTCACCACCATCCGCGGCGACGTGCGGCCATTGTCGGGCCGTGAAGCCGTGCAAGCGATGCAGCTACAGGCCAGCCTGACGCACCGCATCTACATCCGATACCGTGCCGACCTGACACCAGCCGACCGGCTTGTGATGCGTGGGCAATCTTTGCAGATCCGTGCCATTGTCAACATGGAAATGAAAAACCGATGGATTGAGCTTGCTTGTGATTCTGGGGTGGCAACGTGACAGCCCAGCTTACCGGCACAGTTGAGCTAAGGGCCGCGCTGCGCAAGTTCGGCGTTAATGCTGATAGTGAGATTGTACAGATCGTCAATGGCACAGCTCAGAACATCCGCACGCACGCGATTAAGAGCATTCAGCGCGGTACCAAGTCGGGCATCGTTTATTCAAAAAAGCGCAGCAAGTCTGGCAAGTCAGTTGAGCACCGAGCATCGGCACCGGGTGAGGCACCGGCTACTGATGAGGGCATTTTGGCGAACAGTATCAAGGCGGAGATTGACGGCAAAAAGGCTGAGATTGTTGCCGACACTGAATATGCGGCTTGGCTTGAGTTCGGAACTCAGAAAATGCAACCTCGCCCGTTTATGTTCCCAGCGATGGAAAAGGAACGGCCAAAATGGGAAGCACGCCTAAGCCGCATTGTTGATGCCGCCGCAAAGGGGATCATCAAATGATGCAGGAAGAAATTCAGGCCGCAATCTATGCAAAGGTAGCGGCTATTGGCTGGCCTACCTTTGACCATGTGCCGCAAGTAACCGAGTTTCCATATGTGGTGATTGGCGATGACACGTCAATCCCGTGGGACACAGACGATAGCTTGGGCAGCGAGACAACGTGCACCATTCACGTATGGTCGCGGCATCGCGGTCGAAAGCAAGTCAAAGAGATCATGCGCACGATCTATGAATCATTGCATCGCGCTGAAATTTCCATAATTGGCGGGCAATTGGTAGAATGTCAAGCAGAGTTCGAAGAGTCCTTCATGGATCCAGACGGGCTTACTCGGCACGGGGTGATTAGGTTTCGGCTTGTCGTTGATTCGGCACCTTACCTGGACACTTATTTAGCGTCAGAGGATGGGTCATTGATCCAGACTGAGGCAGGTTTTTATATTGTGAAGGACTGAAATCATGACCGCATTTGTAGGCCGCAAAGCCATCCTCTCCCAGGGTTCGCCATTGGTTGC